CAATCCGCTTTGGACTGGATAGACTCGCTATAACCTGGTCCGGCGTGCAGGAATCGAACCCACATTCTAGAGGTAGAAGCTCTATGTTCTATCCGTTGAACTAACGCCAGAAATTTGTACCATATTAAAGAACACTGAAATCAGGAATTCACGGCAACCTGTTTCTGATTCCGTAAGAGTTTACAAGCCGTCTTAGACATCCTCTTACGTTTAGTATTCTTTAATATGACATATACCATATGTAAGCCAACTGGTATATGGAAGAGCCTAGGGGAGTCGAACCCCTCTTCTCAGGATGAAAACCTGATGTCCTAACCGATAGACGAAGGCTCCATATAGGACCATATAGTTCTTAACTGTGTTAAAGAGCGTGTCAACAACTACTCTATCGTTTGTTGCTAAGTGTTAATTATAACAGTCTTTGTATTATTCGTCAACTGTTTTTTGCAACAAACATATCCTAAAAACAGCAGTCATTAAAAAACCCACCTGAGTGGGTTTTTTAATTTGTTAATATTAGATTAATGTAGTTTTAACTTGTCAATTAACCCAGGGCTGAATAATTCAGCTACATCAATGTACACTGATTTTGTCATGTCTTTAAATAGCTCACGGTCGCTGTCAGATAGTTCGTGTATTTGTACACCGTTTTTAGTGCAATCAAGTTCAAATTGTTCGCAGTCTTCAATGGACCATTGTCGTTCAATTGCAGCCGCTTTAACAGCAGCCTGGTTAAACAATTCTTGCGTTTCTAGATCTAAAGAATTCCAAAATTCTTTACTTACAGCAATAGTAGTCATAAACATACTGTGTTGTGTTTTTAAGATATGTGTACCTTTAAAACGCAAATATGTCGATTCAGACGCATCTAATGATCCTTCTTCAATGGCATCGTATCCGTAGCCAACTTCTGCATGAGTTTTTGCATCAACACCAAGTGATTTCATTGTTATGTAGTTTACCGGATTGGTATTCACACGCACTCTTGCTCCTTGTAAAGCAGCTAATCCAGTAATTGGAGTATTAGACCCAATTATACGATATCCACCGCTATATGTAAATGCAAGTCCTTTTACTCCAGAACGTTCACTTAAACTATCGCATAACTCGCGTCCGATTGGACCCTCCATCACACTATTTACATGATCGTGATCTTTAAACAAGAACGGTAAATCAAGTGCCAAAAAGTCTTTGTTAACTGTGCCAAAAGCAGAAACAACAGTCTGACTCATTTGAATACGATTGTCTTCGAGAGCATCAAAAATTGGATTCCATATTCCGTTGTTTGCAGCCTGATCGTTATATTTTTCAGCATATTCCGGCACAGTTAAAATTTCAATTTTTAATTTACCGTCGGTTGTTTTTTCAATTTCATCTGCAAATGCCTTAGCAGTTCTGATAAACAAATGGGCTGGTTCGTGTGCGATGACCCATTTTACTAATTTTGGTGCGTTCATAATTAATATCTCCTGTTAATACTTATTTATTACTTTCGATGTGATTCAAAGAACTTAGCGGCTTGATGCGGCGGTAACCAAGTGATATATTTTTGTTCAGAGTAGATGTCGCAATTAAATTCTATAACTTTATTTATGTGATAGCCCCATCCTAATTGTGATACCTCTACAATTTTAGTGGTATTTTCTACAATATTACGTCTATTATCTATACCATACTCACATGAGCTAGTGAATAATAAGCCTGGATCCTCAGTGCGCCATTGCTGAGAAGCTGAGTAATTACACAATGTTGCAGTATATAACAATGTTCCATTGGAATTGACTACAATTTTTAAAGGTATCATTCCAGAAAGCGAATAATCTAGATCTACATGACAAAATAATTTGTAATTTTTATTAATGTATTCTTCGGGGTCGGCGGGCTCTTCCCAGAGACTATCCCAGTTATGGTCATAATCATTTAATGAAAAATCTGTAGGTATTTCTCCACTGAAAATAACCTGATTATTAAATGAAATTGTTGCATTTATGCTAGGCTCGTCTGAAAATACCCGGCCAAAAAATTGCCATGTTCTTGTTGCTGGTTTTGCCATATTACTCCTGTTTTCAATAATTTTTTAAGAACTTTTCCAAATCACCATACAACTGTGCTGCCACTGCTTCGCGGCTACCAAACATATACACACGTACAGGTATGCGTTTTACAAGTTCGATGTAGTAAGGAGTTTGAAGTTTGCGGTCCAGCGTAAGAACAATACGACGATTGCCCGGCGAGGGTTTAATATCAATTCCGTAATGTGCTATGTCCAGCACACGACTAAAAACATAATACCCGTGTTCAGACAATCGCATGCCACCGGTCTTACGAATATTTGCCCACCAAGATCGTAACGCAGATTCCACTGACTCTTCAAACTGTTCCGGCAGCTCTGCTACCAATGCTTCAGTCAATTTTAATTTGTCACGCACTAGTTACTCGATGTAACTGTGTTGCCTTGCTGTAACAACACCACTGTGAATTTGTCAGTTTTGAACTGTGTGTTCAGCTTTTTGGAAAGATTGTGTGCATGTCCCGGATTTGAAAACGACACTTTCTTGTATTTGGGCCCGGGATGCTGGACCAGCATGTTGCTGGTTTTGAGATTGATAGGGCCACCGTCAAAAAACACAGCCCACACCCCGTCCGACGACAATACCTGTTCTGTTTTATACGTTGACTTGTTGGTTAGTTCTAGTAGAACTTTTGGTTTGGGTCGTGACATTCATTAAACTCCTACATTTATTTATGACAAATATAGGGAGTTATTAGAACGACCCACCTTCGACTTCTACAGTAATTTTATCGTTTTGTTGTGCGTTTACAGCGACTTCTCGCAAATTGTGCAAAGTCAACAGCAATTTGGTAATGTCTGCATGTAGATCTTTGGCATCCTTCATTGGCATAGTAAAGTCTTTGGTTGCTCGTGCTTCAAAGCCTTGTACACGCTCAATGAACTTTTGGATATGGATACTCATTTTGTTAAGAATGGTGTAAGTTTTGGAGCATTCCACCCTAAAGGTTTGAGTACTTTACCATCTTCACGTTTGCGTACCTTGCCGGTTTCTCGATCAATCTTGGCAAAGTTAGTTGCCATAACTTCTTTCCACGCACCTTCAGCATCAAAGCCAGCGCTATGGATAGCACCAATAGTAACAACAAGAATGTCGATCAATGCGTCTAGTTGTTCAACACGATCGTTGGTATCAATGGCCACTTGTAGTTCGTCGTGTTCTTCTTGTATTAGCCCAATATACATGTTGTATTGATCTTTGTTATAGTCACTTGTGGTTTGATCACAAGCGTTCATAAATTTTTCTTGGTCGCGAAATGCGTTTGTCATATTTTTCTTATTAGGTAATAACATCATAACAAACAATACCTTGTTTGTTTAAATCTAGTTTGGTCACAAATTCAACTTGGTTTTTAAATTCTGTTTCTAATTCGTTTACAATAAGTGGCAACAAAAACACAGTAGGCTCGATGTATACTTTCGCACCACTTGCTAATAATATTTTGCAGACCTTGAGCTGATGGCTCTCTTCAAAAATATTGACACCTTTCTTGTAGCTCACATATTCAAAGTAGTATGGTAAGCTATCAACATTGTCTTTTGCAAAATAACTTGCTAAAAAATCAATATGAGATTGATTAAAACTGTCAACTAGTTCACCTAGCGGGTAATCCATACCTTGTGTTTGGGCATAATGCACAAATGATCTATTGTCTCTTGGATAACAAGGTCCGCCGTAACCAAATCCATATTTCCACTGAGTCAAACCTTGATAATTTAGATATTCGTTTGCTATTGGTATGTCATTTTCCATTCCTGCATTGATTAAAAATTGCCCCATCATATTAAAGAAACTAATTTGCATTGTAGAACGACAATTACCTGCTAGTTTCAAAATTTCACCTGTGGTTGGATGCACCTGATACACGGGTGTGCCGTCTTTAATCAATTTAGAAAACAACTCTCGGCATCTCTCGGCAGCTTGGTCATTTTTGGTACCTAATGACAGCGCATGTGCATTTAAAATGCTGGATATGACTGCACCCTGCATAGCAAATGTAGGACAGTACACAACATGAACACCCAAGTCGTTAAGTTCCTTTTGTATTTCAACACACGTGCCTGGATTACAAGTAGACCCAACAATCAGCACTTTGTTTCGTACACTGCCCTTGTGCAATTTAATATCGTTAACAACGTCCCACACAGGTTTAACATCGTAGTCACCTTGTGGTGTGCTTGGAGTAGCAACTAGCACATATAATAAATCGCACTGATCGATCACTTGATTATTGTCTATTGTAAATTCAATATTTTTAGCACTTTCGAGCATTTCTTTAATACCAGGTTCTACTTGATTAGTGATTCTGGCTTGTAATTCAGACACATAGTCTTCTTTATAGCTACTGGCCACTACATTCAATCCTCGCTGTTCAAACAGCAATGCATAAGCTAACCCTAATTTACCTACACCTATAATTCCTACGTTCATTATACTTCCTTAATTTGTTTATTGATACAGTTATATGTTTGTGCCAACCTATATGTCATACTGTTACTTCGTCTTTGTTATAAAATGGGCCTTGATATGGATAACGTTGCAGTGCAATCAGTTTTGGATCCTGTACCACTCGCCACTTGCGTCCGCGCTTGACTGAATACCAACCTGCGGCAAACCAGGACTTGCTTTTTCTATTCTTGGTATACAATGGCAACCGATGCGTCACGTCCCATACAGGATTATATGATCTTCCTACAACAGGAAAACCGTGTACCATACTGTTGTCAGGCTTGGACCTGAGCGGTTTCTTTTCAAACGTGATGTTGGCTTCACGTGCCGCCAGTCGAATTGTTTTAAATTGTTTTACTTGATCATGGATGCGAACTTGATACCCGCCGTCCCATGCTTCAATGTTGCCAACCTTTTGATCTTCATCTTGTAAGATCCAGTACTGCTTATCAGCTACTACTTTAGCTATTAACATTTAATACTCCTTTGTATGTTTCATTCATCCAGCGTCCAAAGCTGTCTGCATTGTCGCTACATCTATTCAGTTCGTACTTGCCGCAAAATTGCATAAACCGTACGCCCACTTGTCCAATATCTTTGTGTGAAACTTGTTCAATGATAGCCAGGTCCACTATGTCTTTGATGTCTTGTGGTTGATGTGTAAGATCAATCAATGCACGATTGCGCTCGTAGTCATCCAACACACGGTGTTCGTTGCCATTATGATCAGTCCACCTTTGCAACATCATGTTGTTCCAGTTGTAACCTTTTGTGTTACGATCTTCAAATGCTTCTGTAAGACCAACTTTGTTCTTGGTACCTTTGGTACGCACTCCGGGAAATGCACTAAACACATTGTCACTGGTATCGCCGCGCATGCACTTTTCAAACAACAACCAGGCTGGATCCGGAATCTTTTTAGGTTCTTTGGTTTTCTTATCAATCACAGATTTGCCTTTGGCATCAAAAATGCCTTCCATAGTAATAAGTTCGTCTGTGATACCATTGTACTGTTTTACATTAGATGCAAGTAACTGAACAAAGTCTGTGTCACTGCTGATAATAATATGTTCGTCTTGGGGATGCAAGTTGATCCAACGGGCAATAATGTCATCGCCTTCGGCAGTAGGGCATCTGAGCACACTACAGTTGGTTCGTTCTGACAAGTATTTAGTCAAATTGTCATACGTTTCCCAGAACATCTTATCTTCATCAGCTTCTGCTTCTGTAAGAGCTGCACGGGCCGCTGTACGGTTGGCTTTGTAAGGTTTATAGTGATCTTTACGCCAGCTACGACCTTCCAACGCAAAAACAACATGATCTGCTTCAAAACGCTTGACCACCTTGTTGGCACTCATCAGTGTTGTGTGTAATGCTACTCCAACTTTTTCCCACGGATCGCTGGCACGAAAAGCTGTGTGCCTGGCACGAAAAAACATATTGGCCGTGTCAATCAACACATAACGCATGGTAAAACCTTAAACTTTGTTGTTTGTATTGATATATTGTAACATAAAACGATTCCAAAAGCTATGGCCGTCCTTACCAAAATGCCACGAATCGGGCATAACCGTTTGGATACCTTTTGCTCTTATTCGGGCATTGTATGTGCCTTCTGGGTCGTAAGGGTCAATATAACTAGTGCCCCAGTCTTTGCGCTCTTTGATACTGCTAAAATCGTTGTTGCCGTTGAAGAAAATGTGGTTGACGCCCAAATCTTCTAATTCGGTATGCAGTTGCCAAATATCGTTGTGTGCTTGTAGAGTTTTTTGCTCCCAGTCTACCCCTACAACGAATTCTTTGTATCGTTGTTGGTGGTCTTCTGGGACATCATCCATGCCACTAGCACCAATTTGATAGTAAACATCATCAATCAGCCATTCTTCACGTTCCCACGTACTCCATTGGATAACCATCAACACTTCGTCTAAGTTGCGTATCTTTTCTAACCATTGTCTAGTTGTTCTTAGTATACGAGTGTTACTACTTGCACTTTCAGCATCGCAATGAATGCCTGCTCTTAATGCATCACCTAGACGTTTGGCCCAACTGACTGCAAAATTTTCTGGATGCGGAGCACGACCCATGTAAAACAATTGAGCATCATCCATTGCAAACGCATGTGGGTTGACCGCTTCGGCAGCCGCGGTATGGCTATCACCATTTACATAAAATATCATAACATATTTTCTTTAGCGTAATTAAACAACGTATTTGCCCACGTAGATTGAGCCGTATCATCGTAATGAAAGGGATCACCATCAATTGCTGTGATTTTTTTTGATTCTAAGAACTTAGCCATACACCCGGTGTCGTCATATGGCATAAAAAAGTTTTTATTCCATGTAACATGATTGTTTATAGATTTAAAATTATCATATGTGCACCAAAATAAATGACGAATTTTACGATCCACTAATTCTATATGCAATTGGTGTATTCTATCGTGCCACATATTGGTGCATTGTTGCATGTACTCTGGAGTTAATGTTTTTTTCCATTGTTCGAATTTTGCTTTTGTTGGTTCCGGCATCCCAAAATCGGGGCCACCACATACTGAAATATTATTATATAACCAAGGCCATTCTTCACGCTCGGTGCTGGTCCACCCTATAAACAAAAATGTATCTGGATCCCACGCCGGATCTGCTAAAAAGTACTCTATATGTTGTTCTATCCAATAGTTACTGGCCCCATTTTTGCTCCAACATCTAAAAGATTGATTCATTTGATGACTAAACACTGACACCATATTTTTAGGATCCGGCTGATCCTGGGTCTCAGTGCAAGCCGGAAACATATTACTATCACCTATAGCTAAAATCATTATGAAACTTCTGTTCTACCGTCTCCGATGTCGCGTTGCTTGACAACACGAGCGGGATTATTAGCCATTTCTTGTTCCCATGTCTCCATGACCACGTGTCGGCACACATTCTGAAACCATCGATCTACAATGTCTGAGTCTTTATCGTCTGGTCTACCTTGGTATCCTGCTCGTACCAAGTTGGCAACAAACTTGTCATTCCAATCCAGTTCAAAAGCACCTTGATGCAGATTTTCGGGATCAATGTCCATGCTCAAAATAGCAACCCACGGTTCTCCTTTATCTGTGGCAATTTCTTTTTCAGTTTTGACTGGTGCTTTGGGCTTTTCTGCCTTGGGCTCTTTGGCCACTACTGGTGGTGGTTTCTTTTTAAATACGTCAAACAATCCCATTACATTCTCCTAGAATAAATCAATTTTTTCCCATGGCAAATAATCCTTGCCAAAGTGTCCGTAGTTAGTTGTACTACTGTAGATAGGACGGAACAATTGGAATCGATCAATGATACCTTTTGGTGTCATGTCCACAGTGTCTTGCACTGTCTTGGTCAACGCCCTACTGTCGCCATCGCTTTCAATATAAAAACTCATTGGATCTTTCATACCAATAGCGTAGCTGATTTGAACAGTAGCCCAATCTGCACGGCCACTTGCCACAATGTTTTTAGCAATCCAACGTGTCAAGTAAGCGGCACTACGATCTACTTTGGTGGGATCTTTACCACTAAATGCGCCGCCGCCATGCGGACTTGAGCCGCCGTAGGTGTCGACAATGATCTTGCGTCCTGTTAACCCACAGTCACCATCTGGTCCGCCAACTGCAAAACGTCCAGTGGGATTGATGTGGAACTCTGTAGCACTGTCGACATAGTGCGCTGGCAAAACTTCTCGAATAATGCGCTCAACAAACTCTCTTACAAATTTGATATCTGCATCTTCGCTATGTTGAGTTGAGCAAACAACTTTGGCAATACGCACGGGCTTGCTGTCATCGTTGTATTCAAATGTCACTTGACTTTTGGCATCGGGGCCAAGCACTGTAGAACCTTGCTTGCGAACTTTGGTTAGTTCTTCAACAATGCGATGGCTCCAATAAATTGCACTGGGCATGTAGTTAGCAGTTTCTTTTGTAGCGTAACCAAACATCAACCCTTGATCACCTGCACCAAAGGTGTCTGTGCCCAATGCAATGTCTGCACTTTGCCCGTGCAACAAGTTTGTAATTTCTACATTGTTCCAATGGAATCCATCCTGCTCGTAGCCAATGTCCTTGATGACTTTTCGTACTGCACTGTCAACTTCTTGATTGTGCAGTATGCCTTTGTACTCTCCGGCCAGCACCACTCGATTTGTAGTGACAAGAGTTTCACATGCACACCGCAGAGAAGGATCTTCTTTACTCATGACAAGATCTAATACTGCATCACTGATAGCATCTGCTACTTTGTCTGGGTGTCCTTCTGATACTGATTCGCTTGTAAATAGATATGTCATTGATTTCCTTTATTTTATTACTTTACTCTTACTTCTTCAGTTGCCATATAATAAACTCGTTACGTTCAATCCAGTAGTGTTCCATGTCTGGATCCATGTCTGGATACGTTACGTATCCACCGTAGTACTCACCGTAGTATGCCTGTTTACCCCAGAGTTTCATGCCAGTTAAGGAACAAGTTTGCGGCCGCCAGCACAACTTTAACTTCCATTTTGTGACCCTGAGCAATCTCCAGTTAATCTGCACGGTATCAAACGAATTATCCAGTGGCATAGTTACTTAACCAACCTATGCTAAACTTGCGTACAGGTGTTGTTGTAAGTTTAGTTTAAAGCCATTCTCAATACAGAACTGTCCCACGTATTCGTGATTGGCCTGATTTGCTTTTAAGTCTAATAGACCTGGTTCCCAGAAACTGATCACTTCATCCACGGTACTACGCTCTGCCATAGTAATTGTGCCTTTTTCTGCACGAAGTAGTTTGATCCGCTGTGGGAAATTGTTGTAGATGTTCATAGGACTACAGTAAACTTCTTTGTCAGGATTATTACGCTTCCATTCAAACGCCCAGTCTGGAACTGTGCTGTAGGGAGACTCTGGGTCAGCACTAACCACAAACTTCAAACAGTCTGCACGTTGTAAGATAGTTTTGCTTGGTGCAAGATACTTGACGGGCTTGCCGTTCTTTTCAATGCACTTGGGACTACATACCAGTGTAACACCTTCTGGTACTAGTGTTTCAGGCACGCCATTGCTTTCAACCTGTACTGCTTTGTAATGTGACAACTGTCGTTGCATCCAACCTGTGATGTTGTCTTGCAACAATGGCTCACCGCCTGTCATAACCAACACAACCCCTGGGTAGTCATTGCGTCCACGTACTGCCCACTCGGGTACAGGCTTGCCTTTGCTGACCCAAAAGTCACGAATAGTATCGTATACCTTGGTCTCTAGTTCTGCATAGGTAAATGTGTCACCGTCATCAAAGAATGTGTCACAGAAACTGCAATCCAAGTTGCACTTTGCCAGACGAATGAATAGTGCAGGCATACCAGCATAGGGCCCTTCACCTTGTAGTGTAAAGAACATACTGGTCACCATCAAGGTGTTTTCTTGTGCGTCTTTAAAATATTTCTTACCAATTATTTCGTTTGTTCCGAACATGTTAATCCTTTGGGGTGTTGTTAATTATAACATCTGTGTGTTGTGTTGTCAATAGTTTACGTAATTGAGTAGTATTGGTAGGAAAAATATCAAGTCCGTGGCATTTGAGTTCGTATCCCAAATTTCTCAATTGCCATTGTATCCAACTTTGACTAGGCAATGGTAATTCCTGATCTTCCCATTCAAACACTTGATTGTTTATAATCGAATCTACTATTTTGTTGCACAGTTGATCTTGCCCCAATGATTGTTGCAAGGACAACATCGTATTATGATGCGGGATCATAACGTCAATTGATTTTTTAAAATCTAAATTACAAAAATCTTTTATTTTTAAAATGGTATTTTTAAAATTGTAAAGCAGATCATTCAATGATACCAATTGGCATCTTGGATGGGACCACGTGTCAGGATGATACCACTCTACTTGATCAAACCACGAAGGCATTAAATTAAAACTTAAAAGTTCTCTTTTAATCCAAATTGGAATTTTGGATATTGGCGTATCCTTGTCAATTGGAAAATTGTCGTATAAATTGTTATAAAATACCGAATCAGATAACCGATCTGTCCACCAATCGTCCCAAATTTTTGAATAATAATTGTTAACATTTAACAAAACAGTATTGCGCGAAGGGTACAGATATATCCCAAGCTCTACTGAATTTATAATAAAAGTTAAGTTGTCTGACAGATTCTCATCTTTTAAAGTTTTTGGATGCACTCTAATAAAAGACTTGGGTGTTTTACTATTTAGTAATGTATTCCATCTATCAGAGCCTATGTTAGTAGCCAGGTTGCCCAGAAACTTATGGCTATTACCAAGGTTAGTAAACGGCGGAATTATTGGAGTATCAGTAGTTAATGTAGTTAACACCCACTCTAGATACGTGCCGTATGCTCCACCGTTGTATATAACAGCTATCATAATATTTTTACTTAAATCTTCCAAAAATTGCACCACTGTTTTGTCTGTAGCCATCATTGTGCAAATGACGATAACCTTGCAACATCAAAAACGGAATAGCAGCCGAGCACTTGCCAATAAACACACCTTCTTGAGGGTGATACCATGTGTCATCACATATAATAATACTGTTGCTGGTCATCCTACGCATCAATAAAATTGCTTGCAACAGGTGTGTTTGCTGACTATTTAAGTTGGTCATCTCGATGCTCATTAAATCTCGATACTTTTGCTTTACACCTGCTACAAACGCTTCTTCGGCACCGCCGAGCCAGTAGTCCCAATCAAAGTTGTCAAGATATGCCATTGATACTTTGACTTCCGGATCCAAGTTTTCTAAAAACTGTTCACCTTTGCCTTGTACTAATTTTACATGATCTGGCAGTACATTATCGACCATCAAATTGCTGGCAGCACGATCAATTTGGTCTGCGTCAACATCTACTCCGTAAAAGTCTACACCACGTTCTTTGCATAAATCAGCAAAAAACTTAGTACTTCCTTCTCCGCGATCAACACCAATTTCAACCCATGCGCCGTTGTCAATTGTGTCAATAAATTTTGTTATGTTACGGTAATATGTTCCCATTATTTGTTCCTTGTTTTGAGTATGTCCCAGGCCAGGGCTTTATTCAGCAGATCCTGCTCCATGGCACGGTACTGTTTGCCCAGCTCTTCCAACTCAGCCCATTCGGCTTCTAGTTTCTTGTTTGGTTCGAGTATAGCCAACCGTTCCTCAACACGCTTCATAAACTCTTGCATACTTTTCCCGCCAACCGTGATGTCAGTACCTTCATGCATATCAATTCCGTGGTGTGATATGTCAGCGCAAGACAATGTATTGTTATTTGCTATAGTATACATATCTGACATGCTAGAGGCTGATACTAATGCATCGGCCATTGACGTTACATCAACTGTGATATCGTCCAATGTGATTGTACTACCTATCAAACCTGCGTAAGGGTCTGTTGTCATAAGTTATATTTTCCTTGCTTTAACCAACAAATGCCAACCCAGATATTCTCTGATTGCTTCGCGCATCGGAACGGGCATTGCTTCGAACCAGGGTTCAAGTTCGTACCTGCCTTGTTTGTATGCTTCTACATTGTACATAAAACAGTGGTCCTGGCGCAATCTTTCAACTCTAAATTGCTCAAACAACAGTGTGTCAATGTCATCTTTGGTGTAGCTTTTGGCATAAGGACATCCTGCTTGTGCTTCGTATTGATCAAGCCCTTTGTTGATCATTGCTTGTTTCCAACTGTCTTTTGCATACACCATAAAACGGAATTCGCCTCCGGGTTTAAGACAATCATACACATTGTTGATAATACTATCAATAGCAGGGAAATGATGTATAACACCATAACTGTAAACCAAATCAAACTTTGGTAAATCCTTGTACATTGCTTCGTCGCTGGCGTCTCCGCAATAGAAATTGCCTGACAATTCTTCTACGTCAAATCTTTTGCGAGCAAGGTCAACACTTTCTTTACTGTAATCTATACCGTAGTAATCAGCGCCGTGTCGTGCAAACTCTGCTGCGTCTGACCCAATTCCAGGACCGATTTCCAATACTTGTTGACCTTGCCATAAATGAAATCCGGCAAACTCTGGAATGTGTGGTTCCACTTGAAATCTGCGAGCAGATACTTCTTTGAAGAATTCCAAACTGCCAATTTCATTGTCGCTGTGTCTGATATTACACGGTTGGTTGTCCCAGTATTGTTTAATACGTTCTTCTAAATTTAATATCATTATTTTTTAGCCCAGTCTGGTCGCCATTGGGACATGTGGTTGTTTACGTCATTGGCTTTTAATTTTTCCCATGGATCTTGTTTACCTGAAAATATTGCTTTGGTAAACTCAATGCTCAATCCTTTTGACTCCATGTATGCAGCCAACTTGTTCAAGTCTTCTATCCGCCTGGTGTGCCATATCTTATTGTGAAAGTCTCGGGGATCAGAAGGATTACCTTCTAGCATAGGTCGTTTTTCAAATATCTCATCTTTGTTGTTGCCAGTCAAATCAAATCTATCGTGTGTTACATCAACATCGATACGTTCCCAGATATCAAGACAGTAGGCCTGTTGGCTAATCCAAGCGTCGCTTATTTGATGCGGGCTTAGATAACCAAACAATTCAAACCATTCCTTTGGTACAATAGGAAAAATACTATAAGGATGATCGTTGTGTGTATGAAATGCCAGCACTTTGAATTCGCCAGTGTGGCCGGCAATTACAGTATCCCAACCTGCAGTTTCCATAACAGCGTCGTCATTCCAAAACACCAACCAATCGGCGTCAGAATGTTTGGCCAGGCCGTTTACGTATTCGTTTAAACGAATGTAGCCCATTGGTGCAAACACATGAGCTTGGTAATTTGCACCAAGCTCGTCCAGTTCCGGTTGTAGTTCTTTTACAAAGTAATCGATAGTATCTGTATCATCATTATCAAACCCAATCATAATTTGAAATGAGTCAATATTGTCGGCACAGTTGATGGTGCTTAATATACTACGCCGCAATGCAGTTGTTCTGCCTCTGGTGGGCAACAGCAATGATATTTTGTATTCACTCATAGTGATATTTTACATGTATTAAATTACTTTGTCAATCAATGCGGTTAACTGTACTGCCGTAGCCGGACTCAATGTCCAACCCAAATGCCCGTGTCCGGTATGATAAAACACTTTGGGATTATTTTTGCTTTGCTTCACAATAGGCATCATGTTGGGAGTCATTGGCCGCAAACACGCCCAACTTGAATAATCATGTGTGTTGATTTTGGGAAAGTTTGTATGCACCCAATTTAACAAAGGTTCAATTCTATCACGGCGTATATCGTAGTTCTCGCCTGTCAGTTCAGCAGTACCAGCAACCCTAAAACGTCTTCCCAATGTACTGGTCACAATCTTTTCTTGATCATCCAACAAACTTGTCTTGGGTGCATGTTTGTAGCTTTCGTCATCCAAGTTAACAGTAATGCTATATCCCTTGACTGGATATACATCAATTGTATCGCCTACTGTTTTAGCAAGTGCAGTACTGCCCACGCCACTGCTGATCACAATTGCGTCATAGTAGTCCAAGTTCTTTGCATCAAGTATTGTACTGCCGAATGAAAATGTAACACCATATTTGTTTTTCAGAACAGCAGTTAGCTCAGTACAAAACTTGTGAATGTCTCCCATCCAATCATCTTCGGTCCAAGCACCACCTAGCACCGAACCGTCATTCCTGAGGCTGGGTTCTGCCAAGTGTACCTGATGCGAATCCAACATATCCCACTGGCAACCATTGGCCTCGTACAAATCTTTTACTGAATGAGCATTTGCCAGATAGTGCGCATCCTTGTAGAAATGCAGTATACCTTCGAAACTTTGGTCAAACTCTAGTCCTTCTTCGGCAATGATGTCTTTGTACAAATCACGTGAGCGCATGCCCAATTGGATAGTTTCTGCTGTGTTCCTTGCGTATTTGCCAGTAACAGTGTTCCACATAAACTTTGACATCCAGCGGATCTTTGCCCACTCAAACGTTGGACGAATCAACAATGGAGCATCCTTCTTGAACATCCATTTGATGCCTTTGAACACATTGCCCCACGTGGTCCAGACTTCGCTGTTGCTGACACTTACCTGACCACCATTGGCAAAACTGGTGCGCATGGCTGGATAACGTTCTTGTTCGTAAACTGTTACCTTGTGTCCAGATTTGGCCAGATAATATGCTGCCAACAACCCGCTGATGCCAGCACCCACTACTACAATTTTCTTTTTCATTTTATAAACACATCGTTGATTTGTCTGTTGACACGGATAAAGGTTGTGCATTTGCTGAGTTGTTTTAAACTTGGTGCACCAACATAAGTGCATGAACTACGTAATCCGCCAAGCAAGTCTAGCACTGTGTTTTCTACTGTGCCTTTGTATGGAACAGTAACAGTCCTGCCTTCGCTCGAACGATAACTAGCAACTCCGCCACTGTGTTTGTCCATAGCAGTGTCACTACTCATGCCGTAGAATGTGATCTTACCATCCTCTACAGTACCACCACCTTGATCGTGCCCGGCTAACATCCCCCCGAGCATAACAAAATCAGCACCAGCTCCGAAAGCCTTAGCGACATCGCCAGGGCAAGTGCAACCACCATCACCGATAATATGTGCGCCGAGGCCATGAGCTGCATCCGCACACTCGATGATTGCAGTAAGTTGTGGATAACCCACACCAGTCTGCACGCGAGTAGTACAAACGCTACCAGGACCAATGCCCACTTTAACAATATCGGCTCCACGTAAAATCAACTCCTGTGTCATATCAGCAGTGACTACGTTGCCCGCAATAATAGTTTTTGTAGGGAATTCTTCACGAACACGGGCTACGTAATCTGCAAAAATTTCCTGGTAACCATTGGCTACATCAATGCAAATAAATTTAAGCTCTGGGTAAACGGCAAAAATACGCTTTAATTTATTAAAATCTCCACTGCTTGTACCAGTACTTACCGCAAAATTGTCAAAGTCAATATCAATGCCACCAAAATCACCCTCGTTGTATGACTTTACTGTACAAGTAAACATGTTGTGCTGTTGCAAAGCCGCTGCCATCTCAAGTGTACCAACACCGTCCATGTTGGCTGCTATAACAGGCACTCCGGTCCATTCTGCTCGGCTGTGTTTGAACTTGTACGTTCTAGTTAAATCAACTTCTTTGCGACTTGACAGTGTACTGCGTTTGGGACGAATCAATACGTCTTTGAAATCCAATTTTATTTCGTCTTCGATTCTCATTTAATCTCTCAGTAAGTATATCATCTGAAGCGCAAGGTTCTTAAACCAACGTTCGTCATGACCTCGGGTAGTTTCTGCGGCAACACCAATCCGGACTCCAGAGGTTTCAACAAAACCACGAGTATCACCAGGCACACCATT